TATGACTTTCATCAACAATAAGTAGTTTGTTGATTACGCTTCCTCCTCCCAAAAAACGCCATCCTCTTCTACAAGAACCTTGGCTTCAAACCTCTCAATAAGAAGATCCCAAAACTCTTTTCCAACAACTGCACACTCTTGTCCAAAGTAGTTTTTTAGCCACTGATGGCGTTCCCAACTATTCGGCATCGGAACAAAGATGGAACTGATCTCTGTGTTTCCGTAGGCGTTGATGTTTGTTCTTCTAATGAACTGGCATCTTTTCATTCTTCGCTCTCCAAAAAAAGGTGTTAGGCAACCACCCACCTAACTGACTGTTTCCAGTCCCACCCGCAGATTAGCAATCATGGAGTTTATCCCTCTCCTGCTTGATCCTTACAATCGGGGTAACTTCATTATGGAATAGAGTGGTGGGGTTTAAACCCACAGGTGTTCAAGTATTCCTTTGTTAGACTCTTATTCCTTGAACCGGGTCGTTTATCGTCTCAGTAGAACCCTGCGTAATACCGCCTCACTCTATGTTCATAGTATACCACCCACCAATCCGTCCGTCAAGTCTTGAAAGTAGATTTACAGAGGTGTGAGTGCCATCTGGATCGGGCGAAATCTCTTGCAACTTATCATCAAGCATTTTGATTTCTTCTGCCGCTCTGCGACAAAGAGACTCAAGACGAAGAACCTCAAGAAAATAAACTTGTTCATCCAAGCGTCCGTATTTGATGAGCATACGCTTCATAACAGCAGTTGCAGTAGATTCAGGAAAATACTTTTTTGCGTTTTGGATAACTTCATCGTCAGACATTTGAGCGATTTCCTTTGCAATTTGATCTTCCATGCTCATTTCATAACCTTCACATAGCCAGTAGGCTCTTGTGTCGTTTCACCGTGGAACCACCAGATAGTCAGGCGGTCTTGAAAATAATCATTGTGGCGATAGAAGTCTTTTTCAATGTCTATTAAAAGACCAATATCATGCTTTTTCTTTTTGAAGTTTTCGTCCCACTGACTTTTTGGTCTTACAAGATCACCGACTTTCATTCTTCGCTCTCCATGGAATCAAGATATAGAAACAACTCTTCTTCAAGTTGAAACATAGCAGCCCTAAAATGCAGAGCCCTCTCAAAAGAGCGGTCAGACTTCTTGGCTTCTCTGAATGCTTCTCTGAGTTTCATGATTAAAAGAGTCAGGTCAGGTGATTTCATTCTTCGCTCTCCACAACATAGAACTCGCTATTACAGCAGTGCTCTCTCATCTCAACTTCGTCGCCTTCTTTATAGCCTTTGCTGTGCCAATAGGTGTCGCAACCCTCGTTTGGGCCAATAACATAAATTCCTCGGTAGATTGCTGACCCGTGTGAAATGCCGTCTTCATCAAATAGAGTTCCAACTGGAAACATTTCTTCTTCGTAGAATGCTTCGGTTCCTTCCTTGAACCAAGTGTCGGGTTTAACAAAGTATCTTTTCATTCTTCGCTCTCCACCTTCATCCACTCTATAACAACTTCCTTCAAGGCTTCCCAAGGATATCTGACCTCGTTGCCCTCTGTGTCGGTGAAGAGGACGTGCTTTACGACACTTGTTGTCCCATCATCTTCTACCTTGACACAGGAGCCAACCATTTCCATAGATGCTTTATAGGTCATTCTTCGCTTTCCTCTTCTGCTTTATTTCGGCACCCAAACGAGCAAAAGATTTCAAAAGCAAATGGAATATTTCTACCGCAAACGATACATTTACTCATTCTTCGCTCTCCGATAAGCACCTACGGCAACAGGCCATAGTTCTTCTGCAATCTCCAAGCAAGCCTCGGCGACCTTTTGAATTTCCCATTGTGCCCCTTCGTGTGTGCGAAGGTCAACGAACTTCAAGAGGTTGTTTAGGTTGACTGTGCCGTAATACTCGGTGTACATGTTTTGAGGTAGAACTCCTCTTGCTTGTTCCCGGCAAATGCCGGCATCAATAAGGTTGTTGTAGAGCCCAACACTTCGGTAATGGTGAGCGCGAACGAGCTTTGTAGCAAAGTCCCGCTCCGAAACCATGTAAAGCCCGTCTTCTGTGATCTGCTGCGTGTCTGGGAACATGTAGACAACAGGATCAATAAGGTCATCGGCGTTGCTGGCCTGACGGTTTGACTCGTGCTGTGTGCGATACTTTTCTGGCTCGTAGAACTGAATATTCACATCAGTGTATCGACGGCTAATTTCGTTATAACTCCAAGTCCGATGCCTATGATGCTGGCTGCGGACAAATAGAGGAACAACAAAACGGAAAGTAGCAATATTATGCTCAAACGTAGACGTGTGCCTATGATTGACCAGATAGTTGATAAGTCGTTCGTCTTTTTCATCCAACTCCTCCTTGTGCTTCCCAAAGGAAACTCGGGCACTATTGACGATCGTAAGGTCTGACCCCATGTGATCGACAAGTTCAACTCGCCCGATTCCATCATTATAAATATCAATAGACTTCTTCATTCTTCACCCCCAAATGGAAAATGTAATACATTGTTTGGCAACTCTTCTTCAATTTCTTCTTCGTCTCTATCTTTTCCTGAAACAGCATTGAACTTTTCAACAATGCCTTCCAGCACTCCGATCATGTACTCTGCGTGCTCTGGGCTCCACCCGCTGGGCAGGTTGTCGTTTGCGAGCCAAGAATTCCAACTATTCAGTGTTAGTTCAATAGAGCCGTAAATGACTTCCATTTCAATTTTGCTGAAATGTGTTGGTTCGCTCATTCTTCGTTTTCCCTTTTTTCAAAGTGTGTGTCTGGGCTTCCTGTGTACCAAACCTTCTTAAAATCATTCATCTCAATGAGAATGTCAATAAGGTCTTCAAGAACATCGTTGACTTCTTCTAGGCTCTCAGGGCTTTCGGCGTTAACAAGGCGGAAAAGGGTCTTGCGAATGTTCATTGTGGCCCTCGCAGAAGCCAAAAACATATCGCAATCGGTACAAGCCCAATGATCCAAGATATTCCACAGCACCCAGAAGTCAGGAGAACAATCATCCCAACGACATCATCATTGCCCGGTGCAACTTCAGCTATGGAACCCGCCGTCCAACCAAACCACAAAGAGACGATCAGGGCAGCCCAAAGAAAAGCCGTTGTGATCTGTGCCCACCAAACAAGGTTGTTCCAACTGTACCATCCTTCAAATTTCATTCTGCCTCCTCAAATAGTCGATCTGAAACTGGATGTAGCGTGCTGCCTTCTCAAGATCTTCAATGGCGCTGTCGCTCTTCTTTCCTGCTCGGAGGACATACTTGATGACATTTCCAAGAGAAAAGTTTAGGTCATAAGCCTCGATGATCTTGATGGCTTCGTAAGGGTTGTCTTCGCCACCGTAGTAGTCTGGGTGGTTGACGGCGCCAGGGCCTCTAACGGTCATCCTGCCCTCACAACCGCCATAATGTGGTTTCGCTCAACAAGGTGAAACTTATTGCCAGAAAGTTCGATCTCACGGACAATGTGCGTTGGAAGCACGACAACATCACCATAGGCATATTCACCATTTGGATCATTGACGACTGAAACAGCCTTGTAAGGTTTCTCTGCTGGTCGGTAGTCCTCTGGTAGTTCGATCATGTAAGGCGACTCTTCGCTCTTGTCAAAAGACATTTCAACCTGAACCCAGGGTGTCTTCGGCTCCAAAATCATTAGTTTCCTCCATACTTTTTGATTAGTTTTTCATTTGTTCTGTAAGCCGGCTCGTCCATAAAAGCAGTAGAAAGACGACCGCATTTCTTGCAACGAAAGCGAACTGCCACATGTTGAAGCGTTGCCTCAACGTGGCTGGTTGGCACATAATAATGTTCTCCACCCTCGGGGCACTTATGCTTCTGCTCCCAACGGGGGAGAAGGTGGTTAAACTTCATTCCTCACCTCACTCTTTTAATGTAGTCCAAGTGAGGTGAGGAGTCAAGTGTTATTTATGGTTATTTTCTGCGACCTTTTTGCACATTTCTATGAAGTAGTCTTCTGGGAACTTGTTCTTCATAAGGTTTATGTCTTTATGAACGAACTGTAAGTTTTCTTTTGTGTAGCCCTTCTTGCTGTCGATCCTGTCTGGGGACCAAGTGTTCTCGTCAAGTTTCACACCGGAAAGGGCGCAAACAAAACCGTTCTTTTCTAAAACCTCGTTCATTGTCTGAATGTTTATGTCAAACGGAATCTTCCTGTCCTCTGCTTGGCGCTGTGTTCTGCGAAACCTTCGGCCCGAAACAAGACCGTGGCCCTTCCAACTTGGGTTGCCAGAACCGTGACTATGCTTCATAGAACACTCATAACAACGAGTAGAAGTCCCATTTGTCAAGTTATTACAAATAACTTGGTTTTCCGCACCACATTCACACTTCACTGAATAGTAGTAATAAAAGTTTTTCTTTCCCTTTTTCAGCCGCACTGGCTCCGAATCCAGCAGTTCCCATGAACCGAACTTATGCCCCTTTGGGAATAAGTTGTTAAACCTTGACTGTCCTCTTCTTGGCATAGCAAAGCCTCCTTCCAGTAATAAATAGTTCTCTAAAACCCTTATCACCAAAAGGAGGCTGTCTTTTGTGTGGCCGCCGTTTAGGTAATGTCGCAGGATCCGCCGGCGCATGCTAATTCGCCTTGTAGATCCGTGTTGTCTTCAACCTCAATGACATTGGTAAGATCGACATTAACAAGGGACTTCATTAGTCTATTGTAGGTCTCCTCATCGCAGTCCTCGTAGGGGGCTTGGACATAACTGCCGCCATCCCAGGGCAAAACTGAAAGTCCATTATAGCACTCACGGTTTTCCCACATCCACTCACCAACTGGCTCCCACTCTTCTTCGCGGATCGTAACGGTGGCAGAAACATTGTGCGTGTTCTGGCCCTTCCTGTGGCCTCCCTGAACCCACTCACCGCTCACACGCCTAACACGTTCCAACATCTCCAAGGCGCTCTCAGAGCGAGTGATAGAGCCCTTAGGAGCCATTTGCGGAACACTGATGACGGCGGTGTCGTGTGGGCGGAAATACTCGTCCTCAACCAACTCTGGGTGGAACTCGGAAAGGTAGCCATAAATAGATTCATTCTTGCCAACACGGATGCGACGAATGTAATAGTCGTTGTGCCAAGCGTGAATGCCGGAGGATGTTCCAAGAGTTAGGGAGGTTGTTCCTGCTGGCTTGACGCAAGTGCAGCGTGCGGCAGGGTTGATGCCGAGAAGTTCAGCAACACGAGCATTTTCATCCTTTACAACCTTGGAAGCGGCCTTCATGTCAAGATCGAGGACAGCACCAGAAGCAATGCCGGTCATGGAAACGCCAATAAGAGCGTCCTTTTCAGTGTTTCGCTGCCAAACTGGACGAAGGTAGTGGAAATCCGTGTAGGATGCTTGTAGAGTGCCAAGGAAAGCGGCAGCACGAACACGGGCTTCATAGTCTTCCTGGGAATCAACATTAGAAACATTGACCTCGGTTAGATTGCAGAACTGGTAGGGGCGAAGGGCGATCTCACAGCAAGGGTTAGTTCCCCAGTCCTTATCATAAGTGAAATAGAAGCCAGGCTCGCCAGCACCAGAAGCCTTAACACGAGCCCAGAGGTCAAGGAAGAACTCCTTTTTGACCTTGTGTCGCATAAGAACGACGGAGTTATTGGCTCGGCCTCGCTGTGGGTTCTCCTCCCACCAAGCACCAGCCTTTGCAGCGATCATTTCGTCATCGTCGGCTGAAAAGAGGCAAATAAGGGCAGCACGACGAATGCCACCAGCCAAAACGGCGTCAGCAATGTGGCAAACAATGTCGTGGACCTCAATAGGGCTCAACTTGTCGCCGTTCTGCTTGGTGTCAAGGATGCCTTCGATCTTGACAAGGCACTCACGGAGGGGCTGCGGGCCAGGAGCCTTTCCGCCAGATGTTACCAAAGCGCTTCCCTTCGGTCTAATGTCCGAGAAATCGAAACGGATCTTGGATGTGCCGTTGAAATAAGAAAGAATAAGCATCTTTACAGCATCAGCCCAGCCCTCGATGGAGTCGCCAATAAGGTAGCGTCGGGTTCTCTTGCTGCTTGGACGGTTGATCTCGGGCAACTTCTCTACATGGTGCCTCTGAACGGAATAGCCGACACCTGTGCCTCCGAGAAGAAGGAACATCGCCTCACAAAAGGCGCGAACATCGTCGATCGGCATGTAGGCGCAGTTGAAAACGCGGTTTGGAGCAACCTCAATGGGCTTTCCGCCAAACTGCATAGAGCGCATGGAAGGTAGAACCTTCTTGTCATAGACAAACTCATAAGCTGCGCTTATTTCTTCTTTAAGCGCAGGATATTTCTTTACATGCATTGCCTTGTTTCGATCTACGATCTCCTTAAAGGTTTCGCGTCGATATAGTTCTGGCACATACTTGGCATACTTCATGTGCACGGTGATGTCTGAAAGTATTTCTGTTGATAGATCCATAGTTTATTTTGCTCCTTCTTTTTGTTCCTTCTGCTCTTTCCTAAACTTCTTATACTTTTCTTTCAGAATCTCACTTTGGTCCTTGACAGAGATAGTGGATGCTTCTTCGTCCGTTGGCTTGATAACTTCAATACTTACATTTGATGTGTGCATTTTAACAGGGAATACGAGTCCATCAGGTCCGTTCCTGTTCTTGGCAACAAAAAACCTTCCTGTATTGTTTTGCTTATCTTCTACTGTTCTCGAAAGTGAGAAAATGAAGTCAGACACAAAGCATTTGTTGAATGCCTCGGAAATGGATTCCATTGTGATAACTTCTGCATTGAGTCCTGACCTATTCGTTTGAGAGGCAGTCCAGAAAGAGCAATTGAACTCTTTGGCCAGACCACGCAACTCTTCATAAATAGATTCGAGTTCATGTCTTTTCTCTCTTCCAGAAGAAACTGGACGCAAAAGATCTGCATAGTCAACAATAACCATATCAGGATCTATGTCCTTCATCTTCAACTTTTCAAGGTGAGTTCGCAGAGTCCGCGTAGATGCTGACTTTGTGGGGTATTCCTTTACGAGAAGTACACCCTCAAGATCCTGAACTTTCTCATAGATCTCCTCCTTGAAAGTATGCATTTGAGAAAGGGGGATCTTGGTAAGACAAGAGTCATAACGACCAGCCACGACAGTATCAGCAAGTTCAAGTGTGTAATGAACTACTGTCTTGCCGTGCTTGATCGCCTGGGCTCCCAAGTGAACGAGAACCATTGACTTTCCGGCACCTGTGGGGGCAATAACAACGCCAAGTTCTGCCTTACCAAGACCACCCTTACAAATTTCATCAATCTCCTTCCACCCTGTTGTAATCGGGTTTCGGGCCTTGATCTCAAAGCGCTTCTCAAAGTCTTTTACATAATCGTAGCCATGATCAGAATAGTCGCCCAACTTGATTGCATCGTTGATGATCTTGGAGATCTCGTCAAACGAAGAGCGTTCAAGTAGTTTGACTGACTTGATCATTGCTTCCTTCAACTTTTGCTTTCGGCAAAAGTCAAGTGCTGTCTTCTTTACATACTCGGAACCGCTAACGACGGAATCGTGAATGCGAGCAAAGTAGTTTCTCAACTGCTGCTGGGTTGCTGCGTTCTCGTCCTCGATCTCGGCACGAATAATAGAAATCATGATCTTATAAGTCGGGTGAACATTATACTTCTCCCGGTACTCAAAGATCTTACGAATAAAGACACGGAGGTAGTGAAGTTCCAAAAAGTTAATATCTAGAACTTCCATGATCTGGTCGGCAAAAGGACGATCCAGCAAGATCATCTGGCATAGAGTTTCTTGAAAATCCTTGCCAAATTTGCTGAAACTCGGCTTCTGCTTCTTCTCCAAATCACTGTCCCCCGTCTTTTGAATGTAGCCCACCTTGGGTCGCCTGTCAAGCACTTTGCTTACTCTTCTCGATCATGCCACGGAACATCGTGAACAGTTCCGTCCAATTGTAAGAGCCAAAGCCATGACTGACCGATGCCTTCTTGAGACCTGTTGCATTTAGTTCAAGCAAGAAGTTTTCAAGAGCATGGTTGATCTTATGACGACCCTGCACCGAAATGCTGGGTGGTGTCAAGTTCATGACCTTGTAATTAGTCTCCACTGTGTCCCAGCCTTCGACAACATTGGAATAAAACTTGACCTTTTCGTTAGTGTCTTCGCAGAACCGCCTTACATCGGAAAGCGTGTGCATCTTGTCTTCGCAAAGAAACGCGAGGCGCTTGGAAATGGTCTTTAGACCTGCGCCCTGGATGCCGACGAGGTTGTCGGACTTGTCGCCGGCAATAGCACGAGCGATGACAAAATTCTCTGGGGAGATGCCATACTCGTCAATGACCGTCTTCTTTGTCCAAGCCTTCTTTTGAATAGGTCGGTAAAGGACAGTCTCGTTGTCCAAGAGTTGCAGGAAGTCCTTATCGGAGGACACAATAACCTTTTGCCAACCCTTGTAGCGAGGAGACTGGACGACAGCAGCAATAATGTCGTCTGCCTCGACCTTATCAAGCACAAGCTGGATGATCGGCATTTCGTTTAGCATTTCCATAAGGATCTGCTGCTGCCAGATCATATTTTCCTTCTGGGACTGCTCTGACATACCTTCGATCTCGTAGTTCTTACGGAGAGGCTTGCGGCCCTGCTTGTACTCCTTGACGGTCTGACGACGCTTTTGTGAGCCACCAGCACCATCCCAAGCAATAATAACTTGGTCTGGATTTGCTTCTCGCATGATCTTCTTCATGGAGTTTAGAAAACCAACGGCACCACCAACAGGGTTGCCATTAGTAGAGATCATCCCATTTACAATGTAGTTTCGGATGAACATATTCAGTGCATCAATTACCACGACTCGATTCATTTTGCCCCCAAAGTCTGTTTATAGTTTATAACACTCGATCGTCTGGTCGTCAATGGAGTAGAACACCCTCTTGACACCAACATGACGAAGAACCTCTTCACACATGGGACAAGGCTTGGAAAGAAGAAGAGAACCCTGCTTGCTGATCCTGACAACATAAATGTCTGACCCTCGGGTTTTGTCTCTCGCAACGCCAAGAATGGCACCAAGTTCAGCGTGGTGGGTTGCGTGTCCGCAACCATGAGCCCGAAAGCGTTGTGCCCACCTCTGAACCTTGTTTTGGTTTGCCGACCAGTTTAGGACGCTTCCGCCCTTTACCAAAATGGCTCCGTGCCTGTGTAGCGAATAGGTAGAACCCTCCGCAAGACGACGAGCCAGGTCAACATAGCGCCTATGGCGTCCCTTGATCTTCATACAAGAATGCCCCAACACTCTTATAGTAGCGTGTTGGGGCATCAAAGTCAAGCGGAATGTTTTATCATTCTTCGCCGTCTATATCGTAAAACTCCTTGGCGTCGACTGCCTTGTTGTCAAAGCGGAGAATGACTTCTTCTTCCATAAGCTTGAAAACTCTTTCTCGGAATGTGTCGTTCTGCAACTTTTCCAACCAGTTAGCGGACTGGAACTTTTCTGTTTTTCCATCTTCGTAATGCAAAGTCCACCAAGCGCCTGCATTCGTGAGGTGCTTGGAGCTTTTAATAGCTTCAAGCCACGACTCTTCGTCTTGGATTTTAACATCATCCCCAGCCCAAAGGATCTTGAATGTGCATTCTCGACCATCTGAACCGAAACGGGACTTCTTAATCTTTGCCTTTACCTCTGTGCCAACCCGGAAACCCTTGTCATCATAAATGTAGCTTGACTTGCCCTTACGAGCAGTTAGCCAGATGCGAAGAGAATAGGCATAAATGGCTGCCTTGCCGCCTGGGGTGAAATATGGCTCCAACCTTGCTTCCGCAATGTTTGAGGTAATGTTCGTCTTCAACTGGTTTAGAATAAGAAGCGTGGACTGCGAATTCGCAATAGGAACGGTTAGCTTTGCGAAACCCTTTGACAAGATGCGTGGCTTGACAGCCATGCTTGAAAGCGGGTTAAAGTCGCCTTCAATGTCGGTGGTAGAAGGCGTCATAGCAAGGGAGTCCCAAATAAACAGCATTCGGTTCTCGTTTCCTGCTAGGAGTTCTTCAATAGTTTCCAAAACAAACTCAACTGACGATGCTTGAATGTAAAGTAGATCATCTACATTACAGCCGGCGTTTGTCAGAAAGTCAGGGTCAATAGCTGACTCTGAATCAAAATAGACGACATCAATGCCCATCTTCTGGGCGTTGCCTGCGATCTGGGCAGCCATGTAAGACTTACCAGAGGCAGAAAGACCAGCGATCTCCGAGATCTTTCCTACTGGAATGCCGGCGTACTTTCCACGACAAATGATGGAGTTTAGCCAGCGGGAACCAGTTGGGATCCACTCGGTAACCTCTGTCGGGTTTGTCCCTGACAGATCGTGGGCAACTGTTGCACCTGCCTTCTTGTTGACAAGCTTTCGCATCTCAGCGATGGAAAGCTTTCCTGCCTTTGCCTTTGTTCTCTTAGGCATTTATTTCAGTGCTCGTGGTTGTCGGTCATAATGTTGTTGGCCTCGTCAAAAACGGGCTCGGTCTCTTCGACCTCAACATCCTCAACAACCTCCGGCTCAGCTTCCTCGGCTGGCTCGGCGACGACCTCGATGGTCTCAATGTTGCTTGTTCGATCTTCGTCGGTTGGCTCGGTGTTAATAAACATCATGCTTGTGACACCAGCAAAGACGGCAAAAACCGCAACCGCTACGAAGGCAACGTTCTTGTTGCTAAAATTATTCTCGTTTGTCATAAGTTCCTCCTTTAAAAAATGCGGGGCATCTGTAACCCATGCCCCCCTGCGGTTGGTTCAGGACTCAGGTGCCTGTCGAAACGCCAGTGTCCGCGCTGCCAGTGTCACCTGTCTCACCAGTGGAACCCGTGGGAACCGTGGTGGGGGGAGTTGTTGGAGGAGTCGTAGTCCCCGTTGGCTCCGTGGTGGTTGTCTCTGAACCGGTGTCGCCACTGTCCTCCTTGTCTGACCCGCAGCCAAGAAGTAGTAGTGCTCCCATCACGGAAACACATAAGCGACCAAATAGATTACTGAACATGAATAGTTTTCTCCTTTATGCACTCATCAAGTCATTAAAAGCGTTGTCAACGCTTGAAGTGGTGTTGTTACTGTCGTACTTCACAACATCCTCTCCAGCAGAGTCCTCGCCTGCAAGCCACTCGTCAAGCATGACCTGAATCTCCTGTGGAGTCTTCCGTGGGAAAAGCTCATCGAAATCAGGGATGCTGTCGAGCAACTCTGCGCATCGATCAGGGCCGCCAACTGCGTCATCGCAGAGAGGGCTTGAACGACGGCGTGGAGTAATGCCGGTCTGTGGGAAAGATGCTCCAGGCGGCTTTCCATAGGTAATAACGAGGTCAGTTCCTGACTCAACATCGGTAATGTCGCCATACTCGGGGTTGAGAACAAGCTGGAGAAGCTGCTCGTAAGCACGCTTTCCAAAACCCCAGATGCGAACACCCTTCTCCTCCTCACCTCGGACAAGAACGGGAGCAAAGAAACGCTGCTTTGCCATCAGATCCTTAGCCTGCTTGATGCTGGCCTCGTCACCTGCCTGGAAAAGCTGACGAACAAAGTCGTTAAGTGGGTCGTCAATGCCAAAGTTACGCTTCGGGCTGAGAAAACCAGGGTTCTTACCCAGGTTGTAGTGGAACCAAAACTCCTTAAATGGATCGCCATCAGGGGTTGGAACGATACGAATGGTCTGTTCACCATCCTCGGGACGCCAGAAGGGAGACTCCTTCTTACCGCCCTTGTTGTGAAGTGCGTCAAGCTTTGCACGCATCTTGTCAAGATTGATACCCATTTTTCTTTTCTCCTTGTTGTTTAAAGAAAGACTGGCAAATATCCCAGCCCTACTGGTTCTGTATCATTGGACTGTGGATCAAAAGGTATCCGTAGTCCGTCTCATAGTTGGTAGGAAAAACACCATAGGAAACTGTTTTTGTTTCATCAGTGATCTTTCCTGTCATTTGTGAAACGATGGTCTTGTGTAAAGAGCCATCCTCTCGCAACCTCTTGCCTCCAACACAATAAATGTAGCATGCTTCCCGGGCGTTGTCAAGCGAAAAGAATAACTTTTCTTCGTCCTTTTCGAAGTCATAAATCCCAACTGTTGAGATTCGGCGGGTTTCTCCTGGTTCTTCTAGCCCGCCCATGACTGGTTCTTGGTTTTTGCACACATTTATCATGTGGAGAGTTGAAACGATGATCTCGTTCAACTTGTCATAATAGCCGATGATCGGAACTTCGCCAATAACGGCCTCAACTGCGTTGTTTGAAATAAGGTAAATGCGCTCTATTGCCCCTGACCTTGCGTATTGTTGGAGCACGTTAAATGTTACGCGCTCGTGTGTCTTTTTACGCTCGCTTAGGAGTGACCGGTCAGGCTGGATGTAGACGACGCTTATTCCTTTCTTGTCCTTTATTCCTTCCATTACTCGGAGAGACATACCAGAAATGTCCCCCGATCCACCTATTACAATGTAGCACGCTCCCTCTGCTGTGTCAAGGAATTTTTTGAGGTCAGGTGCATTTTGTTCGTACTGCTCTGGCCCTTGCTGCTTCTCTATAGTGTAGCTGTTCTCGCCTCGCCTGTCAAGGTCAATGTAGAAAGTTTTATACTGCGGGTATTTTGAAAAACACTCCGCAATAGCACAGCCAGCCTTTCCAAGACCAATGATGTTCATGGCGCAGCCTCCAACGCGGCCACGAGGGCGGCGGCTTCGGTGTGGTCAGATTGCGCGGACGTGCCCACAACTCGCCAGCCATGCACGCCGCCCGCAGTCAGCAGGGGCTGGCAGGTCAGCCAGTCGCAGCCCCAAGCCTCCCGCACCAGCGCGAGCAGGCACCCGACGGTAGCAGGGTCGTCGAGGTCGGGTATGGGAAACAGGCCGCCAGGATACGTCCCATCGTCCGCCACTCGCGAGGGATACAGATGCCCCGCATCGAAGGTCAGCCGCCGCATCCCCGGCATCCATCGCCAGTGGCGACAGGCTACTGCTCTCTTTGCTAGGTCATTCATCACAGGTTAATCTCTTTCATATCGCCAAAGTTAAAGCCAGCGCGGACATTGACTAGGAACTTGCCGAGATCAGTGTCGCTGAAAACCTTTAGCAACTCTGGGATCTTATGTCTCTCGCCTTCCTTCATGTCAAGGACGATGCTGTCGTGGATGATGAAAGCAATAAAACTTTCCAAGCCCTCCATCGCCTCGTTTACCTTGATGACCTGGCGAAGAACAAGATCGGCGGTGGTGCTTTGGACGATGTAGTTTAGAGCGTGAGAGTGATCGGCAGGAATAGTTCTGTCAAAGATCGTCTTTACCTCGCCGTTCTTCCAAAACTTGGAACGGACGGCATCACGATCATAAATAGACGCAAACCTTTCATTTGTTTTGTTTTCATCATAGAGCCACGCAAGCAGCCCTACCTTCGCTTCTCCGCGTGTCGTGCCCTTGCTGAATAGATTACGCGCATTCCAGTCGTGAATGTCTTCTAGGGGTGGTGTAGAGCCTCCCAGGGCCATTAGCGTTCGTAGTTCGGCTGCGTTGAAGTCCAGTTCAACGAACCAGTCGTTAGTTGGCTGGATGATGTGGCGAAAGTCTTTATTTAGTGTCATAATCGGAAAGGTTTCAAACTCGCTGGACAAGCGACCTGTGATGGTTCCGTTGATGCGATAATGACAATAAGGAGACACGGATCCCAAACGAGCGTTTAGGTGCTTGCCCTTGTCTGTAATGCGCAGCCTGTTGAGCGCAGACTGGTCGATGTTGACCTTTTGGCGGCGGATCTTCGTCAAAACCTTCGTAAGATCAGCCAAAAAGTCATAGTTAGCAGGTCTTTTATAGTTTTCGAAGACGTGCTGGGTTATTTGGTCTTTCATTTTACAATAATCCTTGAGAAAAGTGGTTGGAACGAGGTCAAAAAAGCAGTTTTCGTTCAGATCGACCTTACCAAGAACGAAAGAACGGTAAAATGCTTTTAGTTTTGCCTCAACCTCTAACCACTTGTCTAGGAGGTGAGGTGGGCAAACGTCAGCAAGAGACTGATTGGGAGTGTATAGACTAGCATACTCCACGTCAAGGTCTCTGAGAAACTCAGCATATTTCCATGTCTTCTGCAAGTTGTTTGGTAGTTCTTCAAAATACAGTTCTCCGTCCTTATAAACCCCAACACACTCGCCTTTATCGTCGAGCGCCTGAAAATACATGACCCCTCCAAGTCTATTTCAGTATATCACAAAGTTTGATGCTTGAACACTTCTTTTAACTGTTTCAGCAACATCGGCTTCGGCGCCTAGTCCTTGACGAGCGAAGTCCAATCGGGTTGCATCATAGAACAGTGAGCCTTCCAAGTGCTGCACATTATCGAACTTAGAGATAACATAACGCATCGCTGATGGCCTGTCAAGTTTTTTAACAATATTTCCTGCGTTCTTTGAAATTTGTTCAACTTGAGCATCGTTGTAGTCCAACCCTGTTTCAATATTACGGATCCTGACATACTTGTCAAGCCAAAATTCATCTGGGTAGGCATTTGGTATTCTTCTTGGGTCAACTTGGCGCCTTCTAATTGTCTTTCTTTGTTTAGAGCACATATTGAATGTTGATCTACCCCCGGCACCAACTGTTGGGCCTGACTCTTTGATTACAGTTCTTGCTCTATGTTGTGCTATTCTGTTGTAAAACTGAACCATCAGGTTTATGATAGATGGGATGTCGTCTCCATAGGTCTGTGTGTAGGCCACACCAAGAACATAGTTCGATCCACCAGGGAATCCAAACGCTTTCTCAATGTAGGGCGTCATTTGCGGAGAGTTTAGATCTGCCACAAGGCGCCAGGGGATGTTCTTGTCGATCACGAAACCATAACGAGATGCGAGGTTCTTAAAATACTGGAAGTTCTTTTGTCTGTAATAAGCATCGATCTTGTATTGGTCTTCGCTGTAAGGAGCATTATCTACCTCAAATGCTAAACCAGTTGAAAGAGGAGAATACTTTCTGGTTAGAAAATACATAGATCTTGTTATTGGTCTTTCTTTCGCAGTATCTTTAATGTACTGAAGAAAAGGATTGACAAAGGAATCAAAGTCTTCTATGTTATTGATCAGTCTATTATTCTTAACATAAGTTAGAAAATCTTCTGTTCTAGATCTTAGATTATTCTTATAGTCATCAAAAGGATTTATAAATGCTTTCTTAACACTTAGCTCAGTAAGAGCAGGTGCATTTTGATTAATGTAACCTTGTGCAAAATCTCTATCATACTTTCTTTTCATGTCTTTGTATGCTTCAGTTACAACCCTGAGCCCTACTTTGGTATTTGATTCAGGTCCAAAGTTATCAAGTTCTTTCTGATTTACAAAGACAGGGTTGAAGGATCCGTCTACTCTGCCAATGAAGATCTTCTCGTTTAGGAGAAAGTCTTTTAGTTGTCTAGTTTCCAGTGTAGGTTCGTTTGTTTCTGGGAGTAAGGGAATAGCATTAACGGAATAGTCCGCCCGTTTAATGATACTTTCTCTTGCTGGTAAGTTGTTCTTTGCTGCTGGCATTGTTATTCGTCCCACCTTTCTCGGCTACCGCCTGTTTGCCAGCGGGCCTTGATTGTTGTAACAAATGTTCCATCTGAAGAAATTGAGTTACCAACCTCAGTAATGAGGTGATAGCCCCCTAGACCCATGATATTTGCCCAGGATCTTTGACGGTTTCCGTTTTCCCCAAAGTCGGCCCAGGATGGACCGGCTCCTAATACTTCTGCGTCTATGTAGACCAGTTGTCCTATCTTAAATAGGTTGTTACCTACCATTTCAACGGTTACATCGTAGGCGTTGGAAAGTTGGTTTAGGAGAAGTCCGCCCTCTGAAGCGAACCTTGCTTCTGGGAGGAACTCTTGATTTGTCTTATTGAACTTGATTGTTCTTACTAGACCTCGATCTAAACCATAGGCAAGGTGATAGACGCCTTCTTTTATGTCAGCATCATATTCGCCACTTAGTTTCTTGTCGTCTATTATGCTAACGCTTATGACAAAGTATTCATAAAGGTTCGGTTTCGTACCTTCGCAGTTATTGACAAGGTTGTTTTCAGGCGAAACCTTTGATAGATCGACTACCTTGTATCCTAACTCTTCATCAAGGCTGTAAAAATCACTTTCTGAAATATCTTTGTGGCTATTGATTACTAGGGTCTGCGCTCGGACACTAGCATCGGTTAGTCCTCCGAAACACTCTGATCCAAGCAAATTTCCGACAACAGAAGCAACTAGATCATTCATAAAGTGAAAATATGGATATTCAAGAATATCTTTTGAAAGAACGTTGTCAGACATAAACTTTAAGAAAAATTCAACTGACACGGGGATATCTGCTAAGTTTACATCTATTTCTATTGGACCTGACGGTCGTTTTAGACTTAACTTTATGTTACCCAGAATAATTCTTAGGTTTTGATGAATATCTCTTGCCCTTTGTCTTCCTTCTTTAACTGCTTCTACAATTGCTTCATCTGTGCCGACTGTCTGGACCCTTTCAGATGCGTAACCAAAGGTTTCGAAAAGAGCATCAGATGCTAACTGGAAAGTAGATAATAGATCTTGCTCGATACCGGTCCCTGTGAGAGTGCTGGATACACTAGTAATTCTGCTGTCTATTGCAAATGCAGTGTCCCCGACAACACTATCGGTAATGACAGCGATAAGATCTCCCAAGAACATATATGCGACCTGCTCTTTAGATACAGTAGTGTTGTCTATCATTGCTTTGATAGTTTTATTTAGTGCTTCTTGATTATTTTCATTTGTTGCAAATGTCTCAGCAATACCCGACGCCGCCCGTCCGCCGGCGACAACTGCATCAATACTAATCGGATCTGGTAAGTTATTAGAATTCTTTGTCTGCCAGTTTAAAAACCTTGTGTTTTCTTGTGGTGTCATTTCATAGTTAAAGATTGCACCTGCACCTTCAAGCCTTTCGAAGATGTGAGAAGTAAAGAACTGCTTGCTTGATAAGACTATCTTTCTCTTTAGTGTCTCAAGTTGTTCTATTTTCTCTTTGTAGTTATCAGCCGGCTTCTTTTCCCTAAGTGAAGCGACAGCATCATCGATCTGCTTTAGGGTGTAGGTTCTCCCTTCGCCAAAGCCAACTGTAAGATCATCGGCCAAACCTCCCATCGGCAGGAGGATGTTCATGCCCTTGTCGGTCATAATGGCGTCAAGCCTACCACGAAGTTTGATGCTCAGCGAAACGGATCCATCATCGCCATATTCAAAGTTGTGACTTTGTGGAACAAGGGAGAGAATATCCGTGTGGCATTTTATTGCGTCTTTGAACTCTCCGTCATTGGTAAATGTTCCAAAGGTTTTGTCACCACCATTGTATCCAACCTTAACCCTTATTTCGTAACATTCAGGGGAAAAGTTTCTGTAGTTCTTTTCTCTCTTGTCTGGGTTTCTACAGTCTGGGACAAGAACAAGATCAATAAAGCGATAGTCTCTGTTTTTGTTTCCTCCGACCACGGCTCCCTTTCTCTGGGCAATAAACGCTGGGAAACTTTGGGCAAATAGTTTTAGTTCTGCTTCCACTTCCCTTGTTGCGGTAAAGGGATCAGAACCAATAAAGTTCCAGTTAAAAGACTTGACGCCAATGTCCATTCCTCGCAAGAACTTGTTTTCAGTTCTACCAAGAAAGTCGATTTCAGTTGTCCCGGTTATTCCCTTTGTTGGGTCAAACGCAGTTGGGAACTCAAACTCAACCAACTCGCCTCGGGTGGGCTGTTCGTCTTCTTTTTTGTCTAGATATTGCTTGTAGATCCTTAGTTTCGGAACAAGTTGTGCGATCTCGGCAGACATCATATTTGCTATTTTTGGTGCATGCTTCTTTAGATAGAGTTTGTTTGCTAAGTTAGTTGTTCCTGCGCCTGCGAGATAGATTCTTGTTCTATTGATTACATTAGAATAGTAGCCTGGGGTTCTGATGATCAAGTCGCTGGGGTCGGTCTCATAAAAAGGTACATATGGTCTGCCTTTACCTGCAAGGCGGTCTTGGTGAAACTTGGCAAAGTTATCCATGTTGTAAAGTAGGAAACACTGCTTTGCTCCGTTTACTATTTGAGCGTTGTCGGTGTCGATGGGTTCTGGATCGATTGGTTCACCGGCCAGCGCTTGCCTTGACTCCTGCTGCGCCTCTAATAAGGCCGCCCCAGCAGTTGAGCCAAGTTCTCCTGCTCCTGCTTGCTCTTGTAAAACCGAAGGATCGCTACGCTCATATCGTGTAACTGCGTCTAGAGCAAAAGAATATTCTTTTGCTTCTCTAGGGGATAGTTCTTGTCCTGCTCTTATTTTTTGATTTGCTTTATCAATAGCAGAATTAAGAATCCTAAGTCGATCGGCTGTTTCTTCAGCCGCCACCGAACCATAGATTGCATTAGATGCCTGATCCGCAGCCGATGGAAAAAACCAACTTCTTTCTTCTAAAAGGCTTTCTCCATCCCCTTCGATTCTTCTAATTTCTCTAAATTGCTCTTTTAGTATTTCTTCTTTTGTCGGCATCTATCACACCGTCCCATAGTTGAAATAAGTCAAGACCTTTTGGAGCGGCTGTGGAATAAACACGACAACACCTGGCTTTACCATGCCTTCGTTTGGCTTCTGGTTATACCAAGCAATAACCCACCAAAGTTTTGGATCTCCGTAATACTCATTTGCAAGTTTATAGAACTTGTCGCCCTGCTTCCAAACATGCTTGAGAGGAGTGAAGCGCCTTCTGACTTGTGCCGTGAGAGGCGGAATCTTTGGTGTCTTGTATTGTGTTATTTTGTTTAGACCTCGTTTCTCGATGAACTCTTCGTAGAAATCAAGGTCATTCTCAAAAGTGTCTTCTGAACCATGTCTTGGCATTACAAGATTCCTCCGACCCATTCGGGCACATCGCCAACAAACCCAGGCGTTTTCTCGTGTAGAGGGATCAGATCGAAACGGAAAGTCGTTTCTGTGAAACCAATACTTGTTCCATTTGCCCCAAAGACAACCAACGGAGAATCAATGGGAGATAGACCAGTTCGTGGACTGTTTGAAAACCCGGTCATAGCACAGAGCAAAGGTGTGCCAACGCCGGCGGTTCCATGGATAACATCACCAAAAGTGATGTAGATAAGAGGAGGTCTCTGAATAGTAAGAGCATTTGTTATGCCAGAAGGAGCACCCTCGTAAACTGGATATTGCAGTTTCTTCATCTTGGTTTTAATCATGTTTGTT